GACCAAACGTCCGCGAAGGTGTCTTTGGTCAAGTCGCCCATCCAAGCGGCGCTGTAGCCCCGCTTATTGACGCACCGCCACACATGGCCGTTCGGCGTGATGACAGTTTGCAAACCGGCCCAATGGCAGGTTGAGTAGCCATGCCCCGCCCAGTCACGATACATGCGGAACCGGTCAAGGTCGGCCACCACAAATGGATCGTTCTGGTAACGGTCAAGTTTCTGCATAGCGGCGCTGATCCATTCTGTGTCCGTATGCGGCGCACCTGGCGCGGACTGGTCGTAATAAATGGTAGGGCGAAACTGAACGTAATTAGCGTTGTAGCGTCGGCCCATCGCTACCATAGCGTCAACATCGTCCACATTGCCAGGATGTAATAAGTATCCCAGCCCGATCACAGCATCACCCTTCGCCAATTCCAAGTTGCTTAACCCCTCAACCACCCCCCAGAACCGATCCACCCCTTTGCTTGCTTTGTACTTTACTTCGTCGCATTCATCCACGCTGACATAGACGAACGTCATTAACTCCTTCAGCAAGGCGGCCCGCTCCTGGTCAATATGTCCACCATGCGTATATAAACCTTGCGGCAACTTCGCCATTGCTGCATGTTCGACCAGCGTGTCGAACTTAGGGTGCAGGGTCGGCTCACCGCCACCGCTCCACGTGATAGAACGAACGCCGACATTGCTCAACTGGCGAAGAATGCTGTTGGCCAAGTCAAAGTCCATCAGATCGCCACAGTCAAGCATGTGTGCGGGGCGCTTTGCTTTGCCAGCCCACGGCCCACGGGTATGCGTATGCGAGAAATGACACCATGCACAGCCTAAAGAACAACGGTTTGACAGGTCTATCTCGACGTTGATCGGCGCTGCTGTTTGCCCGGTTGTTTTTAGCTCATTCAGGCGGTCAAGGTGCCACAACATTTTTGAGTGTGGGTTAATGTAACCGTTGTACAAGTTGCACCCCCAAAATAAACGCACCCCAGCCCATATGCGCTAGGGCTATACCAGCCACTAGCCCGATCACAGCGGCCCATCTCTCTCTATCGCTCATACCGCCAACCCCCTTACCGCCATAATGCGATCAGCCGGATAGCCAGGGTAAGACAGAACCGGGTTATAGCCATTGAACCGGCTCAAGTCTTCTGTGAGTAGCCAGCCCTCACGCTTTGCCTGTTCATAGAATGGCGTGCCAGGCAACGGCGTTGACGTGCTAACCTGCCACTTCTGCATAAGCCCAGCCTGACGCCATCGGCGCAAGTCGGCCAACGTTTGGCGGTCGGTTTCCTCCGTGCTCCCCGGCGCTCCGATCTGGAACGTTCCGTAGACACCCACGCCAGCATTTTTGCACCACTGCATAAAGTTTTCGATATGCTCGACGTGTAGCCGCTTTTTAATTTGCTTGCCAACCGCTTCGCTCGTACTCTCAACGCCGATGCGTAGCTGCCGGTAGCCAGCCCTCGCCAGAAGCTTCACAAGCTCTTCTGTATACGTCCAAACGCCCGTCATAGCATCATACTGGTATTTGTTCAGCCCACGCCGTATAAGCGTCTCTGCGAACGTCACAAGCCATTCCACGTTTGCGTTATGCGCTTCCTCGTTGAAGTAACAGCCCGAAAAGCGCCCCGCGTACTTGGTGGCGAGATATTCAATTTCATCGCAAACGTTTTCGACATCCCGGCAACGGTGCGATCTATGGCTTTTCCCATGCCCACCATAATAGGTAGGAACAACACAGAAAGTGCAACTCAGTGGACAACCCCTAGTTGGGTAAAGCTGAACCGTCCCTCTTGAGTAATGGTTAATTTCGTCATAGGCTATCCTGCTTACGTCCTCGTCCTCCGGCCACGGTAGCCAGTCCAGGTCAACATAACCCGCTGGCTCTGGCTCGCCCAGGATCATCGCTAACACTTTGTGTTCGTATTCGCCTACGACCGTTTGCGCCCAGCCGTCAAGCTCCGCGCCAGCGTAGGTCGCCATAGGCCCACACAGAATTGCAGTCATTTCCGGCAAGTCAACCATCTGCTGCGCCCGTGTCATGGTGCCATAGGTCAAGGCTGAACATTCTGCGATCATCACGTCCGGGTGTAATGCCTCTACCTCTTGTGCGTATCGCTCAGCACCCCATCCATGCAAGTTGCCATCAAGCATTGTCACCTTGGCGTCTGGCAACTCACGTTTCAGCAACGTAGACAGGTACGCCAACTCATACGGGTAGAACCGAAAAGGAGCGCTCGGAACCGCACTGTCCCATCGTGATGGGAACAGGATCACATCTGAACCGTTATCGAGTCGCCCAGGGGCGTTGGCAACAACAATGTTCATTTGCGCCCCTCATGTTTTCTAAAGAAATATCTAACGTTATGCTCTTCGCTCTGCCAGTAGTCCGGCACAATGGTAAAGCGTTGCCGCTGATCCATGTGCTTAAAAGGCAAGTCGGGCATGTGCGCCAGGTTATAACCGGCTTTTAGCGCCATTGTCGAAAAGTCAACGTCTTCCCAACTGCTGATGCGGTAGTTATCATCCCAGCCGCCCAACTCCTGCCAAATATCAGCCGGAATACAGACGCACCACCCCTCTAAATAATTGTACCCATGCACCTGTTTTAAGCATGGCCCAGCTACCCACGTTGGCGGCGTGTGCGCAAGCTCTTCGATAAACGGCCCGGTACATAGCACATCATTAGACAGAACTATGTACCAATCCGCTGCGCCCATCATAACCTTTGCGTAATTGATAGCGGCGCTATAACAGCACCTTGGGCGACGAAAAACCCAATGCTGCTCCGGGTATGGCGTCTTGCTTTCGTTGTCGATAACGATCAAGTCACATTTTGGTTCGTGGAACTGTAGCGACTGTACTAGGGGCATGGTGTACCGCTCCCATCCGTCAACGCCTATGATCAATGCTGCCACTTTCATGCACCACCCCCCTACGCTGACACAACTGTTCCGCCCGGAGGAACCATTCGCCGGATCGCGTCACTAGGCGTTACCAGCTTAACCCGCCGCCGGCGCTCTGGCTGCTGTTTCGGCTCTTCCGGCTCTGGCTCTGCGCCAGGCAGGGCGGGCGCTACGTCCGCCAACTTCTCTACAAATGGTGCCCACTGGTCACGAACAATAGTGTCCCATGAAAACTCATCATGGATAACACTACTCACCTGTAGACGTTGTGGTAACGGCCATGTGTCGCCGTTGGCGTGCCACTCGGCATGTAGTTCTTCTAAGGCGTCTATAATGCCTTTGACATCCGGCCATGCGTGCCAAGCACCCATAGGCGTCCACAGAATGTCCGCAGGGTCAATAGCGGCCCCCCACCGCACAAGTTCAGGCATTGCCGTGTAGTTGGTGGTAGTCACCGGACAGCCGCAAGCTTGCGCCTCAATTAGCGGAATACCAAACCCCTCGCTCATGCTGTTCCCCATATAGGCGTCAGCGGCGTTATAGAGCATGGCTAAATACTGAGGAGGGTAGCCGTTCGAGTAGTCATACTGGTTAGGGAACATAACCCGCTCAGCAATGCCCAAGTGTTGCGCCAGTGCAATTAGGTTCAGCCCACCCAAACGCGGCGTAGGCTCTGTATGAATGTACAGCTTGGCCGTCGGCTTGTCTTTGGCGAATTGCGCCCAGGCCCGCAACTGACCTTGAAAGAACTTCCGATCCGGGTAGCCCTTATTTGCGGCAACCATGACCGTTAGATGGCCCTCGCAGCGCAAGTATTCCCGTTTGAAGCGGCGTACCTGATCAACCTCTTCGATAACCTTAAATATACCTGGCTCGATGCCATGTGGAATGTAATGGTTCTCGACGCCAGCGTCGGCCAACAGCTTTTGACCCCACTTGCTGTAGCTCAGCGGCATGTAAGCCCCGGCTAACGAGTCAAGGACAGCTTGTGGAACCGGGTCATGATCAATGGGTAGCCACGGCAACCAAAGCGCCGGCGCTATCTCGTTGGCGGTGTTTTTCATCACCCACACGTCAATGAGGCTAACTACAATGTTGGCCCCAAAATGCTTGGTATGCGCCCCGATAATATCGTTGCCGTATGGGTCAACGCCAGCCGGGTAAATGCGGAACCCATCAACGTCATGCATACCGCCTTGCAGCCCATACCAGGCGAATTGTGCAATATTTTCCCGTCCGCCAAACTGTGGCAATTCTGCCAGCCTGGGCAGTAAAGACCGGCCTTGCACACCATAGCCCGATGACGACCAAAAAGCGTTTGATGAATAGAGAAGTCTTAGTTTTTTCATTGTTCACCTTTCCACAACTAGACAGCTATAGCCGCTGCTCTTCGTTGTACGTGACTGCCTCCGCCCGTAGTGCGGTAAGCCAACTAGAATCATTAGGGACAAACGTTATTTCAAACGTCCGCCCGTCAACCTCAACCCGATCCCTGGCGGTCAGATCGGTGTTGTATGGGACTGTAATAAACCAGTCACTTTTGCTGACCACCTGACCACCCGTCACCGGCTCACGGTTGCCACGCTGGTTAATTTGCCACACGTCACAGTCAACCGTGCCGACCGCGGCCCATGTTTCGGTGTACCCACCCATGCCATCGCTGGCCAGCGTTCGGCGCTTGATGATGCCGGTAGATGACATAACGCTTTCTTCTACCTCACGCATGGCGGATAGTTCAGCCGCTGTTAGCATGTGTCGCTCCGCTCAATAACAGCCTGTGTAGGGCGTGCCATAAGGTCATATTGCTTGGCCATGTCGAAACAGTGTTTGAACCACTGCGACCGGCTGTACGCCCGCCCCTCTACCCGAAAGTCATAGCCGCCCGCTTGCTGACCGGCTTTTTCTCGCCAGCCGTCCGCCACGGCCCCATATAGGTCATACGACCGGCCATCCAGATACCTGGCGCTGCCAGCTTGATCAGCCGTGAACGTCACGCGCCCGTTCTGAGCGTCAAGCGTATAGCCGCCGGCAATGACTGACCCCTGACTATCAAACAGCCGAAAAGCCGCTGTGCCGGACGCTGTACCTTCCAGGTTGCGATATGGCCCAGCGTAGGTATGATAGACCACGGTGCCAGCCGCTATTTGCTGCGCCGTGACGGCTAACGACTGTTGGTAAAAGCTCACCCGCTGAGCGTCAAGAATCTCTTGCGCCCGGTCGTCAGTAAAGGCAACCGTTCCGGTATCGCTAACCAGGTTGCGAAACTGCGCTATAAGGCTTGTCATACCGTCACGTGCTGCCATTGTCGTCACCTCACAGAAATTCGAGCCAATAGGAAGGGCAAGAATGCCACCAAAAACGTTTCAAGGTCATTTTGTACCACTGACTATTTTTCGTGTCTCCTAGCCCTTCCTGTGGGCTTAGTCAGTCTCGCCTAGCACAAAGTCCAACTGAACAAGCATTGAAGCAAACGTTCCGGTTCCCTCCTCGTTGTACTTCACGGTAACAACGTCACCCGCTGCTAGGGTGCCATCGCTGATCGTGAATGCAACGGGAAGTAGTGCCGTCCATCCGGCTGTACCGCCGATAGTGCCGCCGATCTGCGTTGTGGCAGTGCCGGCGCTTCCCCCGTTCAACAGTGCAAGGTCAAAGTAGTTGGCTGTTGAACCGTTTACGGCATTCGTGACGATAACCTTAGCGCCTTCAAGCTCACAGGCCGCCGGAGCAATGAACACGGGAATTACGTCGTCCGCTGCCGGGTCAAAGTCAACGAAAGCGGTAATACTTTTCTTGTTTTGCGAACCGAACATCTTAGTCCCTCCTTAGCTGGGCGTCGCAACGTCACAGGTATACTTGACGCCAAACGTTGGCCGACGCACCCCATGCGCATAGCCGCCTACCATGTTCAATTCCCAGGCTCGGAGACTACTATCACGCTCCGGTTCCAACGTGGGCGCTTTGCGACTGTCAAAAGCCAGTGCGCCAGGGTTAAAGATGCCCGATACAGCGTCGTCGCTGGCGTCTGCCGCTATGTTGGCATTCACAACCCAGGTCATATTTAGGAAATTGCCCACGTAGAAGTCACGCAACGCTTGGTTGGCAGTATCCCCAAGATAGGCTTGGGTAGCCGCCGGTTGACCCAACAAAACCCAAATGTCATGCCATGCATAGGGGTGCAACACGGCATAAATGGGGTTTGTTACTTTGTTGTTGCGCAAGATGGACTGACCTACGCCGAACTTCGCCAGCGTTGCAGCTTGACCGGCCCCAGGCCCTACGTCGGTGCTGAAGCTTGCGAAGTCGCCAGCAAGATCGGTGTCAATCTTGGTTGCCACAGCGTTACCAAGTTCCTGAGCGCAACTGCGCATGGCGTCATCTGGATCGGTTTCGTACATCACATCTGTTAGGACGCTCTGTGCAATGACCTCTCCAGGCGTTAGGGTCGCCAGGACGCTTTTGCTGAACGTAGTAGCGCCAGCGAAGTCAACACCCTCCGCCACACTGGCCGCTGTAATTTGCGCCCACTGACCAATTTTCCGGTCTGCATAGCCGGTCGCCGTGTAGAGTGTCACAAGTTGTAGCATGACATTCATTTCACGTGCGGCAAACAGTGCCCGGTCATAGATGTTATTAAAAAGCGAGTTCAGATCGCTTTTCTTCGTAATAGACATTATTTAACCTCATTCATCGAACAAACTCGTTGGCAAAACAACACCGCCCCCGCCCCAAAAGCCACGGGCATTCCCGCCAAACATCTCTTGGCGGAACTGCGCTTCTCTTTCGGCTTGGGTAGGTACTACACTTGCTGCGCCGTTTACTGGTGCCACCACGGGCAAACGTCGGACAAGTAGCCCCGGATAACGCTCGCCTACAGACTTGACGACCTCTGCCGCATTAGCCACGGTGCCGTCATCATTGACGGTAACTTTGCTCAGATCGCCAAGCTTCATCGCCGCTTCAGGGTCTAGCCCGATAGCGCCCGCTGCTTTCGCTACAGCCGCTTCTATGGCCGCACCACGGCTCTGTACAGTCAACTGTTGGTTCTGTTGCTCCAATTGCTGTACCTGCTGTTGCTGGCTCTGCTGCCCCGTCTGAAGCGCCGTTACTTGCTGCTTCAAAGTGTCATAGTCTGCATACTTGCGCCGCTCTTGTTCCACACGTTGTTGGATGATGGCGTTCAGTTCGCTTTGTGTGAAAGTTCTTGCCGGTTGTGCTGGCTGCTGACCGTCGTTTCCCCCCGACGTTTGGGTAGTTGCCTGCTCTGCCGCTACTTCTTCCACCGCTGCCGCTTCTGGCGCTGCTACTGTCTCTACCTCTGTTGTCTTTGCCTTACCTGACATTTTTAAACCTCTTTCGAGTAATGGTGTGTAACACACCCGCCCGTAAGCACCCGGCGACGGTGTTTATACTTAACGCCGACTTGGTAAGCCAGCGTGTGATCGGAACTTTGTCGGGTCACTCGTTACAAGCTTGTGAACCGTAGCGGCGCTCGCTTCCACCCCCATGCGCTGCTGTACTTCTCCCCACCAGGCCGAAAAATGCTCCGGTATGAGTATGCGCCGCTCGACCTCATTAGGATGTGACTGCGGAACCGGAGCACCCTTTTTCCATAAGTCAACGATGGCCCCTTCAGCCCATGCATAGCCTAAACATAGTGGCTGCAACGTTTTCTTTAGGTCGTCAAGGCTGACTATCCGTGGGCGCATAACCTCAGACGGTGTTAGAATTTTGCTCATGCGCCCCCCGCTTTCCCCGTTATGCGTTCAATCTCTGCCATATAGTCATAACCTCGTTTGGTACTAATCGTTTCAGTGCTGGCTAGCTCGTAATCAATGTCAAACTGATGGCCCTCTTTTTCGGCCCGTTCGTCAATCGGTAACGGGTCTGACCAGTGCAGCTTGACAACATGATCATCGCCCATGTCCATCATGGCGAGTAGTCGCCGGTTGGCCTCGACAATAGCGCAACCGTAAAGACTACGCTTAACGCCAGTCTTCAAAATTAAGTCATTGAACAGCACTTTCAAAGCAAACCCACTTTGCGCCCCAATTGCCAACCGTTCAGGGTCGCTTTCGGGAACCCCCGTCACTTCTGCGTAACTAGTCCGCAGAAAGCGCAAGAAGTCCTGGGCGCTGCTCATGTCTCTACCTAGCTCTAATGCCCCCATTGCTGCGCTTTCATTTTGACTAAGCATAATTTGGGACGTGTCAACGGTTACAGCGTCTTTACCAAACAGCCGCGCCCAGACCAACGGATGCGAAAAAATTCTGACAGTCCGATTTACATTTGACGCCACATTATTAATAGCGTCATTCAGATCGGCGTCTTCCAGATCGCTTTGTCCGAAGTAGCAATTAGGGTTAGGTAGGTTTTTACCGTGTATGATCATGGGCCACGGGAATGGCCACACTTGGCGCTCTGACACATTCTCCCAGCGACCGGCCCGCCACACTTCGTCCCAAGTTGACCAGTCTTGCCCGCTTTCGTTTAAGGCGTGCATTGTGCGAAACGAATCGCCCTGGCGGCTGTAGCGCAACTCAAAGGCCCATTCGGTGCCGATGTCGCCCGGCGCTGTATGTGGAATAACAGCCGCCGGGTTTAGGTTAATGACACGTGGCAATTCTTCGCCCGGTTGCGGGGTTACAATTTGCATATAGAAGTCACCACACACGCCACCGTTCAGCCCAAGTTCAGCAAAAAACGACTGGCGCTTTTCTGGGCTACCCCAAATGCGCTCCAGCATGGTTTCCTGAGCCGTCTGCGCTGTTTCGCTCAGTTGCCATACTAATGGCTTGCCGAAAAGAAAGTAGACGCCCTTATTGACTACCCTACGTGACAGGTTAACGACCAAGTTGTCGTCAGGCCCCGGCCCGGCTGGCGTCATGCGTGTTTTTAGGTGCTTCCGGTGCTCACCCTTATAGTATTTCCACAGCAATGCGTATCGCTCTACCCGCTCCGCGTCGGCGTTGCCCATAGTGGCAGACCGATAGACAGACGGAGAGATCGCCGGCGCTGATGGCGTACCGTACCAGGCTGCTAGACCGGCTTTATAGGCTGCTTGTGCTCGTTCCCAAAATGTTGCCATTTATCACCACACAGGGTTTTCTACAATTTCAGTTTCACCAGGCTGATCCAGCATTAATGCCGTTAGCCCCCACACGTTTGCGTCAAGCCGATCTGGACTGTCCTCGCCAGGTACCCAAGTACATTGTTCGTCTTCAAGTTCAGCGAATAGCCCAACGTGATGCACCCGCTTTTGTTCGTACAATGCGCTGACCGGCTCAGCCCTTGTATACTTGCCCCGGCTCGCATGAACAGCCTTAAACGCAATGTGTGACGACTGCCGCTCACCTCTTTGGTGCAATGCTTGGGCCGCTGTTTTCACAACATGCTCTATCATGTCGCCACCGTGATTCACTTCAGCTACAACACAGTCAGCGTGTAGTTGGTCATAGAGCCGGACAACCGCTTCCCCCCACTTAGCCGGTTTCTCTTTCATACTGGAGTCTGCCAGGGTGTAGCCATGCCCGTTGGCGTCAATGCCGTTGGCGATGATGCCGGTATGGTTGGCACTTTCGCTTGTGCTTGCGCCAGGGTCAACCGCCACTACTACACGCACCAAGTCCGGCGCTTTTTTCGTTCTGGTCTGCTCTAAAACGTCCCTAGTCCACAATGCGCCAGGCGTGTCGCTCATAATAGCGCCGTAAAGCTCCTGCTGACCTAGCCTAGTTCCCTCGTACCGGCGCATAACCTCACGGATGAATACAGGTGACAAGTGCGCTACGTTCTCGTATGTACTGCCGGTTGTGACGTGTGTAGTCTCATCAGCAACCAGTTGTTTGATAACCGGTATCGGTCTAGGCGTTGTTGTAACCACGGCTTGTGGACGTTCGCCCAGCCGGAGACCCATAACCAGGTTATCCCACGTATCGACCGGATATTTGAACTTGGCCAACTCATCTACCCAAGCGCTACCATGCTGTGGCCCTCTCAACTGGTCTGGCTCATCGCCACTGAACACTGTTGCGATCATACCGTTTGGCCATGTAACCCGGCGCTTTGACGGCTCATACGCTGGCATAAACCAAGGAGGAGAGGATTTTAGAATGCTGCTTTCTCCGATCTCTACCATAGTGTCCCTGACATCGGCTTTCGTTTGGCCAATCAGCGCTATAGGGAAGTATGGCCCATGTCGTGCCCGGTCTATGACCCACTCTGCGCCCGTCCTCGTTTTGCCAAAGCCTCTGCCGCTCAGAATTAACCAGGTAAACCAGTCACCAGCGGGTGCTATTTGTTTTGGCTTAGCCCAGAATGACCAGGCATATCTAAGCGCTTTCTGCTCCGTCTCCGTTGGCGCTATCTCCAGTAGGAGCCGCCGCTGCTCTGATGCGCTCAGCAATGAGAGACATTCTGCCAACGACCTGTTCAAGTGCTGATTCATTTTGCTTTAGCTCAAGTTCGCCGCTGATGTCAACGCCATCGGTAAACAGCTTGTGATGTTTGCCAATCTGAACAAGTGCCGAATGAGCGTCGTAGAACTCAACAACCAGGCCATATTTTGATGGCTTGACACCTTTGACCAGGTGCATTTTGTCGTCACGCTTCATACCCGCCAGATCAACGCTCCCTACCTCGTTAATGTAGTCGGCATAGTCCGCCCGTGCCTGCTCGCCCAGGCGGACTAGCACTTCGTCAGCCGTCATTGTCATTTCGGCTAGTCGGCTCTTAATTTCCTCCTGCATGACAGCATTTGACAACAGGCGCGCCCCCTCTTGGCGCGGGTGCGCATACCCGGCGCGCCTGGCCGCTTCTGTGGCGTTCCATGTCTGTAAGTAGGCGTCAAGCCAAATTTGCTGCTTGCTGCTCAGTGCCATTAGCCCACCCAAAACCTAACAATCTCGGCTAGAAAAACGACACCGGTTAACAACTGTAGCCAACGTGTTTGTGCCCGCTGTTGCCGGATGACGCCATATAAGCCGATCTGATCATCGCCAAACGTTGCCCGTTCCAAACGCTCTACCCTTTGCTCTAATGTTGGTGTACTACGCGGGTAATTGCCATTGTTGTTATGTATATTTACGGATGACGGCCCGTTGGCAGCCTTGACGCTAACTTCCTCCAGGTCAACCCCCGTAACGGCGCTTAGCGCCAGTGCAAAGGGAAGTGCTGTTTCATACATGACATTTAGTTATTACCCCGAAAACAAAAAAACGCCATCGAACCGGTTACCCGATCCAATGGCGTCATGCGCTCCAAAAATTTAAATTGACAGTCGCCAACTATAGCGCCTACTATGTCATCACGGTAGCACATTTTTTCTGTTTTGTCAATGCCTCTACCTTACACTTTCCCATGTATTTTTTGTCAACTATCGGTCGTCCATGCGTAAGCGCCGTAACGTCAACGGTGTATAGCCAGCCATCCCGTATTAGTTCTATTTCTCCTGTCGCCCGGTTTAGCACGAACAGGAGTCGCCCATCGCACCGTACCTCCGTTAAATCGCCCATTTTAGCCCTCTTGTCAGCATACCTACACGAAACAAATTGCGATAAACAATTTATAGTTGTTTATCGCAATGCCAAATATCGCAAAAACACGCCTCGAACGTTACGCCCATGCCCATGTAGCGTTACCGATAACTCTGCTACTGAACAATTGTTCAGTAGCCATAGCCCCACACATGTAGCGTTACCACAAATTTAAAAACAACAATTTGTTGGATTTGACCGCCACCCATGCCCATGTAGCGTTACCAAACTGCTGAAATTTTAAGACCAATTGGTCTTACATAGCGCCCCACACATGTAGCGTTACCCCTATCCCGTAAGCCGTTCTGCAACCCGGCGTTGCACCTTGCCAGCCTTGACCTTGCACCCCGGCCACCAGGCCCGCACCGCTTTGTCTGCCAGCGTCATAGCGCAATCATTGCCGGCGTTGCGGTAGAGTTTCGCCGCTAATCTAAAACGCCGCTTGGTACTACATTCTGTACTCATCGGAACGGCCCCTCTATTACTGTTACCAGAACTGCCAACGTGATCGCCTTGGGCCAGTCGCCCGAAAGAGCCGCGTACACAAACGCCAGAAACAGTAAAATGGTCAGAAACTTTCTCATTTCGCCACCTTTCTTGCATTGTTACCGTTCCTGTTACCGGTTTTGTTACCGTCGTTACCACCCTGTTACCACGCGTGGTAACGGCTCTACCTCTGGAAAAATGCACTTTGTTACCATGTTACCACTTTTTCGATATAGTATTGTTTTATATATAGATCGGTGAGAGAGAATATTTTTTTATAAATTTATTCTCTCTTTTAGAATTCTCTATATATATTATTACCTTTAAAAAAGTGGTAACATGGTAACAAAGTGCCTTCTACCTCTGGAAAATTTTGTTACCATGCGTGGTAACAAATGGTAACAGTGGTAACAGGAATGGTAACGGCGCTATGATGCCGTTACAGGCCGCCCGCACTGTTGAGCCAGCCAGCGGCTTGCAGCAACCACACCGCCGGCGTTCGGCCCATCCACGTACACGTCACAGCCGACATATGCGCCGTTGATTACTTCGTACAGCGCATTAACAACCAGGTCGTTGGCTTGCTCGTTGTCTTGAATTGCGCTCCATAGCCAGCGCTTGTAGTCCTCCGCTGACAACTCCGGCTTATACAGCGCTGATTGCTCGTTTATGGTATAACCGTAGTGTTTTACGTGTGTACACACGCCGGCGTTGATGGCGCCCATGTCTGGCGCGTAACGCCCGTTGGCGCAATACCCATTTCTACGTCCAAGTATCTCTAGGATCTCCGCTTTGCGTTCCCGTACCTGGGCAATCAACGGAACTGCTTTTTCGCTGCCTTTGCCCCTAACCTGCACCTGACCATCATGTGCGGTAACGGTTAGCCCAACCGCCGCACATTGTTCTAGTAGTCCTGTTACTGTCACGTTCATTTTGCCCCCCGTCAAATCACTAGATCAATGTCATCGCCCTGGGTGATTGCTGTTTTCCCCAGCGCCTTGCTATGCAGATGAAAAACCTTCATAGTTCCACGATCATCGGCGGTTGTCCATCCAATGCGCACCGTTCTTAGTGCTGAGTCCTTGTTCCGCCCGGCAAGCCACCCTAGTTCCTCCATTTGATTAGCGATGCCGGCATCACTCATCTTGCCCAGGTCTACGCCAAGCCGCTCCACCAGCGATCTGCACATTCTCGGATACAAATAGACTGTATCTCCACCGTCAACGCGCCCAATCACCCGGTCACGATCTATTTTCGGCAGATGTTCATCATGCTCTTGCGACTTGAGAATAATTGCCCGTCCGGTCACAAGCGCTTCCTTGATGGCAGACATCAGCCTGAACGCCTCCAGGCCATCCGTAGTCGCTCCTGACATCTGTTCGGCTATCGTGGTTAACCCTGCCTCATGTGGCGCTATGTAGGGCGTCAGGATATGCCCGAAAGCAGGGTGCTTGGTCAGCGCAATGAACACAGATTGGTTAATCGCTAGTGTTGACGCCACCCGGTCAACGTTTGGCATACCTTGGTTAAACCCAAGCAGGATGCTGCGCCAGGCGCGTTGCTTTGCTGCAAATGTGTTCACCAAATCATCAATGACGGGTGCCGCCGCGTCGGATTCTAGCCAGTCCAGAATCATTGTTCCGATCTGCGGAATATGGCGAACGCTGCCACCGAACAGAATGCCAGCCGGAACCCCGTTGGCGCTCTTCTTTGCGTTGACAACCAAAAACCGCGCCAGCGTTGCGGGGTCGCCCTGTGGCATATCCTCGCCGGTGCAAAATGGCCATGCCTGAATTTGCCGATACTCGCGCAATTTGTTCGCCTTGCCCATCATGCGCAGCTTTTCGCCACCTTCGATAATGGCGTGCATGGTTTCGACAAACCCTTTTTCACCGTTCGCCGTGTTGCTCTTGTAATTATCGATAGACAAAGGCATATCATAGGCCGACGTTGCCAGGTGCATTACAGCGTTACCGGTCGCTTTAGTACCCCAGCCGATCAAATAGTTTTTGTCCTGAAACTTCGGCCCCCAGATGGACATGAAAGCCATCAAAAACCCAGTTTTGTATACGCCGGTCTGACCACGTAGCATGGTTCCATAGCGATGATTGCTCAGCCCGGCCCGGCTTGCGATAGCCGGCCCCGCCACGGATGACAGCAGAATCGGCGTTACGGTATCTGCGGACGCGGCCATTATGGCCGCCAATGCGTTAACCGCTGCGCTCTGATCAGTGATGGGAACCGATTCAAACGGTAGCACATCAGGGAGAGAGATTTCGATGTTATCGGCCATGCGCCCAGGAATGTAGAATTTGCCGTCAATCCAACCGGTGCGCTCATAGCGCCGGTGCCGCATTACGTTACAGTCCTCCGACAGCAATTTGATTGCTGGCCCCAAATGAACATCCATTTTGGCTAATACTGTATCCAGTGGCCCTACAGCCGTTTCCAGGGCGATTTTTAGCCGTGATGGGGTGCCAAATGTATCGGAGTCTACCTCGACGGTGAAAGCGCCACCACGACGGCTCACGCCCGCGATGATGTAGCTGACATCATCGTATTCGCTGCGCTTTTCACCGGTAATCTGCGCCGTGAATGTGCAGATCGGCTCAAACGTTTCAATCTGTGCGCCCGTGTCGCCATCCTCGGAACGTTGGCATAGCTGTAACATGCCGTCCTGAATAGCGTATGGGTGCATGACCGTTGGCCGTTGCTCAACGTCCGCCAATGCGTCACTGGTAGCGCTCCGTAGTGCGGCGCGCTCCTCATTTCGCCGTTCCTCAAACGCTGCGCGTGCCTGTTTCACAGCATTGTCATAGCCAGGCTTGCTTAGCCCCAACTTTCTGGGCAATTCCTGCCGATAATCATCTAACACGAATGCGTCTGTTAACTGCGCAACCAAGCCTATAATCTCCTGGCGTAAAATTTTGCCCGTGTCGCCAGTGCATTTGGATACCAGGTCGTTGATTTGTCCTGTCAACGTGTCGTTGCTGATCTCGTCTAAAATGTTGCTCATCCCTGCCCTACTTCCATAGCCCTAGGTGACGTTTTGCCTGTTGCCAAGCTTTCACGTTGTCACCGTCACAATATAACGCTGCGAATATGCGAAAGGCGTCGCGCCCTTCGCGCTTCGATTTGCCATCCTGGTCATGCTTCAATTCGCTATGCAATTCATCGTTCCCCGACCACATGACCGCTGTTTCCGGCTGTTTGTCGTTGGCCGGGAAGATCGTCACGGAGGGTACGCCATCTTTACCTGGTCGTGACATCCGTGTCAGCGCCAAGTTGCCGGCTTTGTCTTTATTCTCATGGCAAACTTTGTAGCCTTTTCGTTTGAGGAGTTCGATACATGAGAATTTCCGGTTGAACATAGCTCGGATAGTGCCCAGCCCTGGCGCGCTGTCTTGCCCGGCAACCGATGTCAGGGCGTTGTGGATGTCTACCCCAGCGGCGCGCTGCTCTGCCTGCCAGTCACAGACCGCCGATTCTAGGTCGGCGTAATCGTAAATAAGATTTGGGTCATATTTGATGATTGTTACCAGCGGCTGATTGCTACCAAAGCCGACCTTGCAATTATGCGTACCAAGAACACGTAATACCCGGCTGATGTCGGTTGCGCCCCGGTCGCCGCCATTCATTTGAACCCAACCGTGTTGAGTGTCCACCACATCGGCCCGGTTAATGTCCTCAATGAAAACTGTTTCGGACAACTGCCAGTAGCAATGATAGCCGCCCCCACTGTCTACGGTAATCGTGGGCGGAAAGCACAACTTCTCAATATGCCAGGCAGTGCGCCTTTTGTAGATGTCTACGTCCAGATAAAAGGCGCATTCTTTTGCGATCTTGATAGCGTTGCGCTTCTCTCTGTCGCTTAGCCCGTCGAACCCATCCGGCAAAAATGGCGCATACTCATCAGGGTTGACGTAGTCTTTACCGTCATACTCTACGAATAGCACGTTTAGGCATTGAATGTAAGCGGCTTGTTTGGCAATGTAGCGCGGGTTAGTGTTGCCACTTTTGTTACATGGCGGAATCTGGCTAGACGGGTTAACACTGACATACATGTCACCGCCGGCTAGGTCGCGAAAAGCGTCGCGTCGCTCACCTTCGTTACCGATGGCGTACCAGGCGGATAGCCCATACTTGCCATTGTGAGTCCAAAAATGAGCAAAATTGCCGTTTTTGTGGAGGATGTCTAGCCAGCCTGCTGCATTCAATGTGTGTTTGTGTACACCTGTGGCCGCTGGTATCAGTAAATCTGTGGATTTGACAGTAGATATTGGATGATTTAGAATCCCCATTGTTAAATGTCCTGTGAAATTTGTAACACTTACTCAAGCTGCCGGTTGCCCCCGGCATGTTATTTTGTTGGCAATGATCGCCGGACGTTTACACTCACCGCCTGATTGCGAGTCTCTACCAAGGTCAGCGCAATCAGGCGATACTTTATTCTGTTGTAAAAAACCTCCATACTCCTCACCTTTCTCTACATTCACAAAATCTTACCACGAAACTCCGCAGGGAACAACTGGCACATTATTTTGCATAACACTATTGCTCGATGATCAGCAGGAAAACTGATGTATTCGCGTCGTTCTTGTAGGACATTTGTACTACTGCTTTTTATCCGCACAATTAATTGCGTTAAGGTTTTTCTTTCTGAGTACTGAGTGTTGACATTGTGCAAAAATCATGCAATAATATATGTGTCCTGTGATTGCAACATCCCGTTGCCCGCCGCTGGTTTGCCCGCCAGCGGTTTTTTTTATGTCATCCCCTCATTACTGATGTGTTTGCGTTCTACGTAGCGTCGCGGCATAGCCAGACTATTCCAGCCGCCCGCCTCTTGTAATGTCAGAAGAGACACCTTACCGGCCCACCGTGTTGCCCAGTAATGCCGACAATCATGAGCGGATAGCCCATACAAGCCGATACGCTCACCCAGGACGCCAACTCGTTTCGTTATATTAATCTCGCTCATTCCTCCGGTTAGCCATCCCCCTTTTCTGCTACCCTGAACTAATGGCCCATTCGTGTCTGTCCGGTTAGCCAGGCTGGCAGATACAGCGTTAAGCGTGTCACTACTCAAGCGGTGAGTTTGCGTTTGTCCGGTTTTGGGTCTAAAAAATGTTATCGTCTGGTCGGCTGTATTCACACTGTCCACTGTCAATAACGCCACTTCCACAGCTCGCAGACCATGATCTAACAGGAGCGCCATCAACAGCCGGTCGCGATCCCCCTGCGAAGTCGCCGGGTGATTTTTCAGCGCGTCAGCTTGCTCATCTGTTATTGATACCGG